GAACCCGTAATATCGTCTTGCCCCAGTGAAAATGTAACCGTATATCCATCTGATATAGTAGCTTGTTTTTCAACCACAACACCTTTATTACTTGCCATTTTGACCTGAACAGTGGCACCTACTAGGCTCACTAATTGACCATGCTCATCACGGAAATTAAACCCTAGTGGCGTCTGATCACCCTGTTTAATGACTGTTCCCCCAAATACTTGTTCCACTGAGTTTCCTGCTCGATACATGTAAACACCTCCAAACTTTATGTTTTTTAATTAAGATTCATAACTTGATCTTGGGTGTACTCTACAAAATCACCTAATTTGTAAGTCTTCTCTGAAGCGTTCAACAAAGGACGCTCAACTTCTGTTACACGTGCCTCTAAGTAAAGAGGCGGTACATAGTGCAAGTCTTTGATACGCAATGTATCAGCAAATGAAGCTTTTTCATGTTCAAGTCCTAAGACTGAATCTAATGTCACTTGTTCCACTTCATACTCAATAGATTCCATAATCCGTTTGTTTAATTCAGTCAGACCAAGAGATGTTAACTTTTGTACTGTCATGGTTTGGTCACTGGATTCAGGTTCGTAAAGAGCTACTAAATGCTTACCATTATTACGGCACCATCGTTGTCTAGCAGCTTCGTTCTCTACAGTCACCGTCAAACGTGTTCCATCCTCTTTTTCAGGACCAATACAAACTAGAGATGTAACCAAGTTGTCGTAGTTTACTTTGCGACGAATGCCAGATAAATCTTTGCCAAAGATAATTTCTTTTCCATCAAACTTACCAAGACTTGTTACAAGGTCTACGTATCGTTTCACAATCTCATTTCCGTCAACTTCAATTCGAAAAGAGATTTCACAACCAAAGGTTTGTTTCACTTGCAGAATAGCGTCATAGGCGTTCATATACTCAAATGTAATTTGGCGTATACCTGAATAATCAGTAACTCCCAACTCCCACTCTGTGCCACTTAGGACCCAATTGGCTGCAGTTTTGACGGTTTGACCAGTTAATGTTTGAGGAGAAATAATTTTTTGCTTTTTTAAATCTAAAAAAGATGCTGAACAATATGCGATTACGCTGTCAGCATCTTTATCTAATTCATTTATAATAAATTCACGGTAACCTGTTTTATCATCAGGAATGATGGCTCGGTTACGTCCTATGATGTATTGAGCTTTTTCATCATTCACAGGCCACTCAAAACGAAAAGTTTCTTCTAAGTCCATGTTTCGTAAATGGACTGCATCTTCTAATTTACTCTCTAAAAAGGTAACAATATTATCTGTTTTATAATCTAATAAATGAATCATTTATATCGTTCCCTCCAAGTTGCTTTTGTAGGTAAAGGTGGACTTGTAGAGATTGTATTGACTCCTCTATTCAGCTTAAAAAACTCTCCACTAAAGGCTTTTAGATCCATTCGAGGCTCGCCATTAATTAGAATGACCTGACTTTTATGATCAAACGTAACAACGTCTCCAGCACTAACAATATAGGGGATTTGATTTTCTGTTAAAAGATTAAGCTTCCACACTTTCACATCGTATGCTCGTAGAGAAGCTACTTTTCTTGTCCCATATTGAGCCATGTAGATACCGACTTGAGCTGGATTTCGTGTAAATTGTTGCTCAGTATCATAGTATTCTACAAAGGAGCGTGCTACGTGCTTTCCTGTATCTTTGTTAATAACCGTTACATATGCTGTCCAACGATTACGGGTGCGTTCAATTCTCAGCATTCCGTAAAAGTTCCAAAAAGTCGCTTCTTTATCCCCATGAGTACTAATTAAGTCTTTAAAGCCTTGATCACCACCACCAGTACGTAATGTTGCATAGATACGTTTTCCTGATGAATCTACGTCTTTAATCGTTAACATACAAACAGGAAGGTTGCTTTCATCCAATAGATAAAATTCAACCTTCCCAAATTTGTCTTCCCCTGTATTTACGAGCTCTACGATGGTTTCGATTCGAAAATCAGTTAACGTTTGACCAATTGACTTTTTATAATAAGGACCATGCCAAGCATCCACTACTGTTCCGAAATCCTCAGCTAAAAAACGGGAGCCATCTGATTTCATAGTTCCTGTAGCTAATCCATCGATGTGAACAGAGCCCTCAGTCTTCGCCCAACCGGTTATAGTTGAAAGAGAATCACTAAGTGCTATTTCTTCACGATTGACTGCATAATCCTCAATATTCACAACCCGTCCAATACGATTTATTAAGTCTCCATTAGAGATATCAATATTAGTATAATCAGCATCGACCTCTATTTCAAAGGTGGGCAGCGCCTCAACACTTCCTTCATTACGAGCTGTAACTGTACCTGAATTAGATCTTTGAACTTTCGTTAGTCCATATTTATAAGGATCTGGACAGATAAATGTCAAAGTCCCTTTGCCTCTGTTTACGAGCTCTTCTAAATCAAGTTCGCCATCGATCATTGCAAAATAAGAGCGATCTGGTTCATCATCAAAAATTAGCTCTTCGACTGACTCTGTTATGAGCCAGTCAGCTAAATCCTCTTTAATCTTCTGTAAATCAGCAATGCTTTCAGCTTTAATTCGAACAGGAATTTCAAGTGTTCGTATATCGATGTCTGTGCTTTTATGATAGGCTCCAGGGCTATTAGGTACTGTAAGAAGATTGCGTTTCACAGGAGCCCATGCAGGGCGTTTCCTGCCCCGCAAGACTGTTAAGTAACTCCGTCTCTGATTTCTAAATGTAAAATTCGAATCCATGCTTTACCCCCTCTCTTTCTGGAAACTGCTCTTACTGCGCTTTTCTCGTTCTTGATATTCAGTCGTATATTTATAACTTCCTTTTGCAAGCTCTTTTCCGTCAAGCTCAGTATGGTTGTGAACCACTACCTCAATGACTTGTCCTGAGTTACCTTGAAGCTTTAAGCCTTCAGGCGAGACTTTATTAGACATGCTTGTCATAGCGCTTTGAACACCAGAGAAATTACTAGCTGCTGCCATTTGAGGTTGTGGACTCATAAGAGCATCCATATCAAAACCAAAATGTTCTCCTACAGATTTGAATAATTGTAATGCTCGATCACGTTGATTCTCTAAAGGAATAACAGCCTCCGTTCCTTTTTCTGCAAGCCAAGCAAGCTGCTTCATTTTAACGATTCCGCCCTTAAAGTAACCTTTGAATTGTGCACCAAAAGCTCTAGCGTTTGCCATAACTATTCGTACATAGTTCTGTGTTTCTCTAAATGGAGGAACACCACCGTACTTCTTGACGTTACCAGGACCCGCATTGTAAGCTGCTAAACCTAGTTTTGTATTACCACCAAACATCCGCAACATTTGTGAAATGTATTTCGTTCCACCCATAATGTTTTGTTGAGGATCACGTGGGTTTTTAACACCCATAGAACGTGAAGTTGCAGGCATAAGCTGCATTAAACCAGTTGCACCAACAGGACTACGTGCATTGGGATTGAATTTTGATTCTTGTTTGATGATACCTGCTACTAACGCAGGGCTTACACCAAAACGTGCAGCTGCAGAACGAATAATGGATGCATACTTTCCGACATAGTTACCGCCGGATACGCTACCACCGCCCCCAGCTTTTCCTTGTAAATAGGTTAATGGATTAATGTAAGATCCATTACGTTTAATCTTCAAATCAAGGTGAGGTCCAGTTGAGAATCCAGTACTTCCGACCCGTCCAATAACTTGACCTTCCTTGACCCTCTGCCCTAATTTAACAAATGGTGCACTCATCATATGAATATAAGATAATAAGTCCGAACCTGATTGAATACGCACTCCGTTACCAGCCGTTTTATTGCCAACTAGAACTTGTTTGACGATACCACTTGTTAAGGATTTAATTGCTGTGCCCAGTGGCGCTGCAAGGTCAATGCCTTTATGGACACCGCCCTTATGAATTCTATCGTTGGGATTGCCTCCAGGCGTAAAATTAGTCGTCAACCTAAATGGAGAACTTAAGTAATAACCTCCAATACCACTGTAAGAGCCACCATCACCCATAAAGGACATAAACTCGTCCATTTTAGATTTCACAAAACCTACGGCACCATCTTTGATTTTGGAGACACCTGACTTAGCAAGTTGTCCCATCATCC